GGCTTTGCTGTAGCATTAAGAGTAGAAGATGGGGCTACCTCAACAGGGCCTTATTCATTAAAAGGATTTCAAATGGAGTTTCAATTAGGGGCTAGAAGATAATGGGTGCAACCTATACAAGACAATCGACATACGCAGATGGGGATACTATCAGTGCAGATGATACTAACGATGAATTTGACCAGCTCCTAGCTGCATTTGCGGCTAGTTCAGGACACACTCACGATGGTACAACTGCTGAAGGTGGACCAGTAACTAAACTATTAGGTAACACACTTACCTTTGGGGCAGCTACTGCAGGTACAGACATTACTATTACCTTTGATGGTGAGACTAATGACGGTGTATTTAAGTGGATGGAAGACGAAGACTACTTTGAGTTTTCTGACGACATACTTATTGCTTCTACTGAAAAGATACAATTTCGTGATACAGCCATATACATTAACTCATCTGCTGATGGACAACTAGATCTTGTAGCTGATACAGAAATACAGATAGCTGCAACTACTGTAGACATAAATGGTAATGTAGATGTGTCTGGAACACTAACAGTTGCAGGTGCTGTAGACTTTGGTGATGCGGCACTTTCAAATGTAGGTGCAGTTCAACTTGACTCTATATCTGGTGACGCAGACACTGATACAAGTATTACATTCTCTGGTTCTAATGTAATCACTGTTGCTAATGCAGGTACTAACCAAGTTACATTTAACGATGGTAGTATCTCTCCTGTAACTGATTCAGATGTAGACTTAGGTACTACAAGTTTACGTTTTAAAGATGTTTACGTTGATAGTATTACTGCAACAGATCAAATAACAGCTACTGGATTTACTGGTACATTAGATGGTATTCTTGGGTCTGGATCTGCTGCGGCTGCGACTGTAACAACTCTTGATACAAGTGGTGCTGTTAACTTAAATCTTGTTACCGACTCAACTAGCTCAACTTCTGGTGCTTTGATTGTTGATGGTGGTGTTGGTATAGCTAAAAAACTATACGTAGGAACAGACTTAGATGTAGATGGTACTACAAACTTAGACGTAGTTGACATTGACGGTGCTGTTAACATTGCTGCTGACACAACTATTGCTTCTACAAATAAAATAATCTTTAACGATGCTAGTCAGTTTATTCACGCACCTAGTGCCACTGTATTAGATTTAGCTGCAACAGATGAGATTGAGCTTACCGCTACATTAGTTGATGTTGTAGGTAACTTTACTAACTCAGGTACAATTGTATCTGCAGGTAAAATCACAGCAGATGCTGGCATAGACATTGATAACTTTAATATTGACGGTACTACTATTGCTCTTAGCTCTGGTAACTTAGATATTGATGTTGCAGGTAATGTAACTATAGATGCAGATGGTGGTACAGTTACTTTTGCTGATGGTGGTGCATCACTAGGTACTATTACATCTAGTGGGTACTCAGGTACTGCTGCAGTTGCTACTACAGTTACAATAACTGATAACGAAAACACAAACGAAAACAACGCCATTGTCTTTACTTCAGGTGGAGACTTAGATGGTGGTAACATAGGTTTAGAATCAGATGGAGATTTAAAGTATAACCCAAGTACAGGTACACTTTCTGCTACTAACATTTCTGTATCTGGTACATTTAGTACTGTAGACTCAGTTACAATGAGTGCTAACAATGCTGTTATATTTGAAGGTGCTACTGCTGATGCCCACGAAACTACACTTACAGTTGTAGATGCTACGGCTGATAGAACAATTACTTTACCTAACGTATCAGGTACAGTTCCTGTACTAGCTGCAGCAAGTAACACACAAGTTACTTCTACACCTGAAGAGTTAAACATTCTGGATGGTGTAACCTCAACTGCCGCAGAGATTAACTTAATTGATGGTGATACATCCAGAGGCACAACTGCTGTAGCTTCAGGTGATGGCATACTTATTAATGACGCTGGTACGATGCGTATGACTAACGTAGATACAGTGTCTACTTACTTTGCTGGTCACAGTGTGGGTGGCGGTAATATTGTTACTACTGGTGCATTAAACTCAGGAACTATTACATCTGGGTTTGGCGCAATAGATAATGGCTCAAGCAACATTACTACTACAGGTGTAGGTTCTTTTGGCTCACTAGATATTAGTGGTGCTATTGATGTTGATGGTACAACTAACTTAGATGTAGTAGACATTGACGGTGCAGTTAACATGGCAACGACTGCCCTAGTAACAGGAGTATTAACCACAACTGCGGCTACTGTGTTTAACGGTGGGTTTGCGTCTAATGATGGATCTACAATAACTACTAATGATAATAGTTATAATCTACAATTAATATCAACTGATGCTGATGCTAACCAAGGGCCACTGTTATCATTACATAGACAATCAGGTAGTCCTGCTGATAATGACACAATAGGTAGTATACAGTATAGATTTAATAATGATGCCGATCAGGCGATCACAGGACACCTTGCTATTGCTCAAATTGTTGATGCTTCAGATGGTACAGAAGATTGTCATATTATTGAACAACTTATGGTTGCAGGTACTATGGAGGAGACAGTTAGATATACTCCAACTGAAACTGTATTTAATGAAGACTCTAAGGATAGAGACTTCCGTGTTGAATCCAACAACCTTACATCTGCTTTATTTGTTAATGGTGCAGACGGAGTTGTAACTGCTGGTGCGGCTTTTACTGCTACAGGCAAAATAACCGCAGACGCTGGCATAGACATTGATAACTTCAACATAGATGGCACTACGATTGCGCTGTCTTCTGGTGATATGACACTTGATTCTGCTGGAGAATTAGTTCTTGACTACTCTACGGCTATAATTATAAAAGCTGGTGGAACATCTATTGGAAAACTACACAACGCATCAACAAACTTTGTTATTGAGTCAACAACCTCAGATAACGATATTCTATTCAAAGGAAATGATGGTGGCTCAACAATTACTGCTCTCACCCTTGATATGTCTGCGGCAGGTGCGGCAACATTCAACAACGATGTTACTGCGTTTTCTGATGAGCGTTTAAAATCTAACATAACTACAATCCCTGATGCCTTATCCAAAGTAAGTGAGATGCGAGGTGTACATTATGTGCGTAATGAAACAGGCAAAGATTCAACAGGTGTTATTGCACAAGAATTACAGAAGATTGCACCAGAGCTTGTACTCACCGCAGAAGATGAAATGGGTACACTAAGTGTTAATTATGGTAATATTACTGGTTACTTAATCGAAGCAATAAAAGAGCTTTCAGCTAGAGTTAAAGAATTAGAAAGTAAATAATACATGGCATTACCATCCGCAGGTAGTTCAATATCTTTACAACAAGTAAACGTAGAACTTGGTAATACAGGTACTGACGCAATAAACATGGGCAGTTCTGCTGTGCGTACTTTATTTGATGTTTCCTCTGGTGCTATTGATATGTCTGATGGATTTGGTAAATCTAGTGAGTTAGGCTTAACTGCTTCTGCGGCATCAAGTGCTAACTTGAAAACACTGTTCGACAATGCCTCTGCGGGCAGTTGGGCAGGAAGTACCGCTAAACGATATACCATTAACTCTGGAACTACTATGGGAATTATAACCGCCCCAGCTAGTATGGGAGGTACTTTAATCATTGCCCACTCAGGAGCAATCCAAGGAGTAGGTGGTACTGCGAATGGAGGTGCTGGTGCAACAGCTATGACTATCCAATCTGCTAACATTACAATCAACATGGCTAGTGGATCTACCATCTCAGGTGGCGGTGGCGGTGGTGGACAAGGAGGTACTGGTGGTGGCGGTAGATTTGTTAGTAGTACTCCCTGTAGCGGTAGTAACCCCGGTGGCTGTACCCTGACCGCCTTCGGTGGTTGTGATGGAGGCGATGCTAACGTCTACGACTGCTTCAGCAACACCAATGGCGGTGCTGGCGGTGCTGGTGGTCGAGGCGCAGGATACGGTCAGGCCCTAGCAAATGGATCTTCTGGTTCTGGTGGAGGCACTAGCGCAGGTGCAGGTGGTACAGGCGGAAACGGAGCGTCCTTTGGTGCTGCAGGTGCAACTGGTGCGACAGGAGCAAACGGAAACAGAACTAATGGATCTTCTGGTTCTGCTGGTGGTGCGGCTGGGCGAGCTATAACTTTCTCAGGTGTATCAGCCTATACAATTATAGGAACAGCTTCTGGAACAATTCATGGAGCTTATACGTAATGACAGCTTCAGAACGATATGCTATATGTAAAGAATGTAAGTGGTTTAGATCAAGCATTTCACAGTGCAAGAAATGTATGTGCATTATGAAATTTAAGGTACATTTAAAATCTGCAAGTTGTCCTATAGGAAACTGGAAATAAGGAAATATAAACATGGACTATACAATAACAGAACTATCAGATGAAAAAGCAGTTGTAACCTTCGCTGATGGAGCTTGGGCCACTGTGCCAGTACTAGAAACAGATACTAAAGAGGTTTTTGAAACAAGACTTCAAGGATTTGTCACAAAAACTACTGGATCAAACCCTGAGTGGATAGCGGTTAATCAAACTGGTTCAGTAACTCAAGAAGCATATTCTGAAACAACTGTAGAAAAGGTAGAAGAGACAGATAACCCAGCGTGGCTAGACGCAAGAATAGCCGCATATGGTGCAACCTCTTCCCAAATAGAGTTTATTACTGAGAAAGGTTTGGCAGCTTGGCAAGAAGAAGTAGCGGCTATCAAACTAGCTAACCCGATTGTGTAACTTATGACTACAGAAAACAACAGTTGGCATCTCAGTAAGTCAGTACCCGTATCACTCATAGTAGCACTAGTCCTACAAGCAGCCGCCATAGTGTGGACTGTATCACAGATGCAATCTAGTATAGAAGCTAACGCTAGTAGTATAGTAAAAATAGAAATAAGAACAGAGAAGCTAGAGCTTGCAGTCCAAGGACAAGCAGTAGCTCTTGCACGAATAGATGAGAACATCAAAGCAATACGTATGTCAGTAGAACGTATAGCGTCAAAAGATTAAGGACACTTAAGAATGGCAATATCACTAGAGCAAATGAATAAAACTATTCTTCCTATGTTTGGAATTAGGACAGACAAAGAGTTAGATCAAAAATCTATTGATCAACTAATGGCTTCTAATCCAGCTATAGCTTCTAGAGTAGGCACGTATAATCAGATACTTGAAGGTAGACCTGTAGTACGAGCAGCTAAAGGTGGTTACATATTTGCTCCTGATGAACTAAATGACCCTCAAGTTAAGAACAAAATGAAAGACAACCCAGAGTTTTCTGAGTTCTCTATAGATCAACAGAATGCTACAGCTAATAAGATGCAACAAAGGTTTGCTCAACCTGAAGATAGAATGAACCCTACTAGAGGTTACGCTACTGGTGGGGAAGCAACAACTGGTGGTCCTCAAATAATGCCTCCCGGTTTTGTTGCACCTACAGGTCCAGCACCATCCGTAGTGACAGATTATTATAACCCTACTACAAATAAAACATTTAGAGTTGGTAGTGGTGGTTACACTCCCGGTCCGGGTTGGGTTCAAGGTGAACCACCTTCAGGAGCTAACGCTAGTCCGTATGCTCCTCCTCCCCCACCCACTGCAAATCAAATAGGATTAAATAAACTAGTTACAGATCAAGCCGCTACTATGTCTAATGTATATGGTGACCCATCTAAAGTTATAACACCAGCTACTGTAGCTCCTATTGCTTCAGGTGCAGATCAAACTATTGCTGCAGGAACAGGTGCAATAACTGGTGCTGCACCCTCAGTTGCTACACCAACCGCAACTACTACCTCACAAATAACTACACCTGTTGCTCAAACTCCTCAAGGAATCATGACAGCAGCTACGGCTGCACCTGCAGTTAAGACTGCTACTGATGCTATGACTGCAGCAGAAGGGACAGTGTCTACTGAAGCACAAGCTGTAGGACAAACTGCTACTACTACAGCAGTATCCGATTTAAATGCTGCTCAAGGTACAGCAACACTAATGAATAACCCTGTACAACGTAGTATTCAAACAGGAGAACTAGTCAGTGGTGCAGCTAATGCTGCTACTGCATCAGCGTTTAACGAACAGATACAAGCTGCTACAGCTACACCCTCTGCTCAAGCTACAGTTCAAGGCCAACTCAATACACTTATGAATGACTTTGAAGGTGGTGAGACACCTGCATGGGCAGCAGGGGCTATGAGAGCCGCTACAGCAGCTATGGCACAACGAGGGCTAGGTGCATCAAGCATGGCAGGACAAGCTATTGTACAGGCTGCTATGGAGTCTGCACTACCTATAGCTCAAGCTGACGCACAAATAACTGCACAATTTGAAACACAGAACTTGTCAAACAGACAGCAACGTGCTATGCTTGCAGCACAACAACGTGCTACATTTATGGGCATGGAGTTTGACCAAGCATTCCAAGCAAGAGTACAAAACTCTGCACGTATAGGTGACATAGCTAACATGAACTTTACTGCTGACCAACAGGTTGCACTAGAGAATAGCCGTGCAGTAAACACTATGAATATTTCTAATTTAAATAATAGACAAGCTAATGTAATGGCTGAAGCTGCTGCTTTATCGCAGTTAGATATGACTAATCTTTCTAACAGACAACAAGCTGCAGTTATGAATGCACAAAACTTTATGCAAATGGATATGCAAAATTTAAACAACGAACAGCAGACAGGAATGTTTACACAACAATCAGTTCTTCAATCTTTGTTTACAGATCAAGCTGCTCTAAATGCAGCAAGTCAATTTAATGCTACCTCTGAGAATCAAACTCAACAATTCTTTCAAAGCCTAGCAACACAAGCTAATCAATTTAACTCAACACAAACTAATGCTATGGCTCAGTTCGATGCAGAAAATTTAAGTACACTACAAAGATTTAATTCAGAACTAGAAAATCAACGAGATCAGTTCAACGCACAGAATGCTTTAGTTATAGCTCAAGCTAATGCACTGTGGAGACAAAGTGTTTCGACTGCAGATACTGCAGCTCAAAATGCAGCTAACTTAGAGTTTGCTAGAACTGTAAATGGATTAACTGGTAACGCTATAGATCAGATCTGGCAAAGAGAAAGAGACTTAATGTCTTTTGCTTTTACTGCTTCAGAGAGTGCAACAGATAGAGCAGTTAACATTGCAATACAAAAACTAAGTGGTGAACAAAAAGCAGAACTGTACGACAATATAGGTAAAGGTAAATTGTTTGGTAATTTATTAATGGGTGTATTAGGTAAACAAGCAGGTATTAACTTTATAACTGGGGCAGCAGGTTAATGGACTTTAATAAGATGTTCACTAGAGGTTTCCAAGGATTAAATTCTATTGCACAAGGTCTTACTAGAGGTGGAGGTCTTGGAGGCGTAGCTGGTCAGCTTATTCAACAACTACATAGTAATCTACCTAAAAAAGATGAAAACATACAAACAAGAGATAGTGCATTAATTAAACCTATTATAGATGACTCTACTCCAGAAGAAGATGGTATACTTGGTGGTAATACTACACCGTCAGCTTATAAAGAAATATCAAATACAGTAAGTGAGTTTGTACCACAAGAAGATGCGTCTGATGCAGAAGAACTACAAGCAGTAACGTGGGACATAGAAAGTAGTAACGGTAAAACATTTACTGTAACACAAAATGATTTAGATATATTAGCTAGAACAATAGCAGCAGAAGCTCGAAGCGAATCTGTACTAGGTCAAGCAGCAGTAGCTCACGTAGCATTAAATAGACTTGTATCTCAGCATGGTGGTGAAGAAAATCTTACTGACATATTATTAGACTCTAAACAATTTAGTGCTTGGAATAAAAGACAAAACTATACTGATATGAAAAATGTTTATATAAATAAAGATGACCCTTCATATGAAAACGCTAAAAGTATAGCTATAGCTGCGCTTGATGGTAGAAT